ATGGGGATAGTTTTGTTAGAGGTGTACTAGAAACGCAGAGCCCCGATAGTGCAGATAAGTTCCGTCTGCCATCTTTATCAATTCAGAGAATTTTTGGCGGTAGAGAAAATGAGCAGTTGGCTAACGAAAGCCACAGATTAGTTATTAGAGAATATTCGGAAGAAAAGAATAGGATTTTAGTAGCAGATTTACCGAGATGGATTGATTTGTCATATCAATTAGATTTTTTTGCTAAAACTTTTGAAGATGGAAATGAATTTTGGGAATATTTAATGAGAAAACACAGAAATGGGGTTATACATAAGGGTGTAAAATTTGAGTATCTACGAGATAAATTTAATGTCAGTATTATGTTAGAAGATGTTTCTGATAATTCAGAATTAGAAGGAGAAGAAGTGGAAAGATTAATAAGAATAACAGCAACTTTAACAGCAGTTACACCTTTACAAACTTTGCCAGAGTGGATAGCTACTGTGAGGAAGATAACTGCTCAGTTATATCATATCCCGTCAAATAAGTTATTAGAAACGCAGATTTTAGTGGAGGTTTAAAGATGGATAAAATATTGATTGTAAATACAAAGTTACAAGCAATAAACTTAATAACAGAAGATGGCATTGTCAGATTAAAGAAAGGCAGTTCAGTAACGATAGAGGAAGGGAAAATTGATTTGCAATATGTTAAAAGAATTGGATTAAATTATGTTGTGACAACAGTTAAAAATGAAGAAGAAATTGCAAGTTCGGATATTCCATCGGTGGTAGAAAAACAGGAAGAAAAAATAAAAGTATTAAAAAAGAAAAAGAAAAATAAAGGTGAAGAAGAATTAGCATAATGAAAAGAAACAATTATTTTGATATAAGGAGGTTATTATGGCAGTTTATGTAAGTCCAGGCGTATACACGCAGGAAATTGATTTAAGTTTGTATATTCCGCAATTGTCAACCACAATTTTTGCAATTGTGGGAGAGTTTGAGAAAGGAAAACTTTTAGAACCAACTTTTGTAACATCCGAAGTGGATTTTGCAAGGAAAATGGGAAAAGTTAATCCAGAAATGTTAGCAACCTATTCTGCATTGCAATATTTAAGGTATGGGCATCAGTTGATTTGTGTTAGAGTTGCAGGTTCAGGTTCTACAAAAGCAAAAGCAGTAGTTCCAACAGTGCATACCGCAGAGGGAGTAGGGACTAATTCTGCCCCCTTTATTTTTACTGATGGGGCAGATACTTTTATTGTTCAAACAAAAGGTGGTGGAGCAATAAAAACTCAAACTTTTGTTTTTGAGCATAGGTCGTATACAGCACAGGAGGTAGCGGATTTAATCAACGCTACGGCGTATCATTTCAAAGCTAGTGAAACCACTGGTGGTAAAATAAAACTAAAAGGCACTTGGTATGATGAGATAACTATATTAACTGGAAATGCTAATAGTGTGTTAGGTTTTACAGAAAATAGCACATTTGCTCCAGCAGATAATAATATAGTAGTTACGGCTTTGTCTGAAGGCTCTTGGGCTAATGGCG